GCCTCGGGGGTTCGAATCCCCCCCTCTCCGCCAAGATAATCCTGTTGATTCCGTTTCGTGGCGTTTTTCCTGCACCACCCCGGTTCCCCCGCGTTTTCCCGGCATTCTCGCGAAGTGGAATTGAGTTTGAATCCCGAGAGACCCACCGGTCGGTCCATCTCCGGTCTCATTTATCTGATCGTCTCTCGCGGCCAGTTTTTAAGGCACCGTTGAGGGATTTTGGGTCAAAAGATAAGCAGGGTATGGGGAGGTTGTTTTCGGGAAAAGGAGGAAGGTGGATTCTCTTTCGCGGTTTGATCGGGAAATATCAGACAAATCCTAGCGTTTCTCGCTGCTCTCGCCAAGAGAGGGGCAATTGGGTGTTTCGCATCAGGCGGGCGGCGGTGAGGTCTTTGGGGTGTCGGCCTTCGAGTATGGCCTTGATGATGTCGGGAGCGAGGAAGGACAATCGGAGGAGCCGCATGTGGTGTGCTCTACCCGTTCCAAATTGCCGGGTCATCCCCCCGAAGTCAATCCCGCCCTTCGATTCGAGTTTTTCCCTGAGTGCGTGCGCCTTGACGATGAGCCGGACCAGGCTGCGGTCAGCCTTTCCTGCGCTTATGGTCTCGCCATCCACAAGCATTTTCATCTCCATCCCCGTCCGTCTGAGTCGAGCCAGGACGGTCAGGGTCAGAGGCCCTGCCTTCGGAACGTCCTCGTCAGGCGGTAATTGATCTGAAGGTTCACCACGCAGGACGCTCGTGACCTGGGCAGGGGCGATTTGGATGTCCACGCGCTCCTGATGGATATCGATCCGGAGAATGATGGAAAGGATCAAATCCCGCATATTTGGGCGCTCAAGACCTGGCCAGTCAGCCGCGAGAGAGGTGGCCGCGTCAATCAGCATCTTCTGCCCGGCTCCATCCGGAACAAGGGGCTCGACGGCTTCGAGCAACTCCTTATTGTTCGAGAGGAATTTCCGCAGCCTGCCAGTGACGATCTCCTCGATGTCCCCTGCCGGAACGCGCCGGCCTCTCTTTGAGGCTGATCTGGGGTTCAGGATTAAAGACCGCGAGACGTAGTAGCGGTAGCGCTTGCCCTTCTTCACGGCATGAGTGGGCGTCATCCGCTCCCCGAGGTCATCAAAGAGGAGCCCGGCCAGAAGGCTTGGGTCCTTGGCGCCTGAGCCATTACACCTTCCCACTCGCCCCGCCGCCAAGGTTTTCTCCACCTTCTTCCAGAGCGCCTGGTCCACGATGGCCTCATGCTTGCCAGGGTAGGACTGGCCCTTGTGGACTACCTTCCCGAGGTATATGCGGTTTTGTAGCATCGCGTAGAGGGCGCCCCGAGCGAAAGGCTTGCCTCCCCAAACCCTGCCGGTTTTGGTCTTCCGGACCTTGCTGACAATACCCGCCGCGTCGAGTGCCTCCTTGAGCTTCCGCACGGAGCCCAGCTCGGCGTACCTTTTGAAGATGTGGCGAACGGTCCGGGATTCTTGTGCATGGACCGCAAGCTTCCGCTCCACAGCCTCGTAGCCCAGTGGTGGATAGCCTCCCATCCACATTCCCTTCTTCTTCGAGGCTGCGATCTTGTCCCGAATCCGCTCCCCCGTGACTTCTCGTTCGAACTGGGCAAAAGAGAGGAGGACGTTCAGCGTCAGCCTTCCCATCGAGGTCGTGGTGTTGAACTGCTGGGTGACCGACACGAAAGAGGTTTTCTGAGCGTCAAGGATATCGACGATCCGTGCAAAGTCCGAAAGAGAGCGTGTGAGGCGGTCCACCTTGTAGACAACCACCACGTCGACCTTGCCCGCCTTGACGTCACTTAAGAGGCGCTGGAGTCCAGACCGCTCCATCGTTCCTCCCGAGAAGCCCCCGTCATCGTACTGGGCGGGGGAGGCGTCCCACCCCTCGTTTCGCTGGCTCTTGACGTACGCCTCGCAGGCCTCCCGCTGGGCGTCGAGCGAATTGAAGTCTTGCTCAAGCCCCTCCTCGGAAGACTTCCTCGTGTAGATGGCACATCGTAGCCGGCTCGCCTTGGATTTGCTCCTCGATTTTTTGTTCACAGTGCATCTCCATTGGCTTGGGATGTGGTCTTTGCATCCCTCGTAAGGCCGAAGAACCTGAGCCCTGACCAGCGCGCCCCGGTGATCTCCCGGGCGATTCGAGAAAGAGAGCGGTAGCGTTTTCCCTTGAACTCGAAGCCCTTCTCAAGGGCGACCACGGTGTAGGTTCTCCCGTGCCACTCCCGGATGAGCTTCGCGCCGGGTTTTAGGGTAAGGCCGGGAGAAAGAGGCCGCTCTCCTTCGCTGTCAAGGGCCAGGGCGAGGGAGCGGAGCTTGCGTTTCGTGTTTTTATCCAGGCCTCCATATTCGCGCTCCTGGATCCGGTGGGCGATGGTGCGGACCATCAGGTCTCGGCTGATGTGGGCAGGAGGCTCAGCGCCGTAGAGTTTCTGCCATCTATCCTGCAGCCCAATCCTCGATATCTTTGCCAGGGCAGATAATTCTTTTTCCACGTCGATCATTTTGTGTCCTCCTGGGTTAGCAGCCTCCCAACCGGGGCTGCCCAGCTGTTCAATCTCCGCAACAGGTACTCAGCTTTTTCAGGCACCTTTTCGCCCACATGGACGCTTCCTTGGCGGGAAGAGTCAAGGGGAAGGATAGGGAGGATTTCAGCTATTTTTAGGGGGAAAAGATGAATTTTCAGGGCGTAAAAATACGGGTTCCCCCGCTTACTATCAAACGGGGCTCTCGCCGGTGCGCCCAGTTCAAAAACTGGGACATCGAATCGATCTGATCGTCAAATTTTCCATGGGGGAATTGCAGAACCTCGGCCTGGAAATCTTGAAGCCAAGATGCGCTTTCAGGCAGATAGACATACCCTGCCTCGATTTTGGCTGACTGGGCGCTCATGCGGGTCGTTTTGTCCCCTTCGGGAGTGATGCCGATGGGCCGGATTTCGCCTTCGCGCCTGAGTTCCTGGACGAGAGGGATCCCCGATCCAGCCTCTTCAATCAATACCGCATTCGCGTCATGCTTCTGGGCCAATTCGACGACCATTTTCCTGAGGCGGGGGAATTCGTAGCGCTCCCGGACTACGTCGATCAGGTAAAAGTCTTTTCGCTGGATGAGCCAGGTCGTACAGACCGAGAAATCGTTTAACTCCGTGGCCTTCGATGCGGTGTCCCAGCTCTGAATGACCCGGTCGTGGGGTCCCCGCTCGGGCGGCATCCGAAAGGAGCGGAACCATTCCCAGCGAATCAAGTTCCCCTCAAGAGGAATTGGGTTTTGTAAATACTGGGCGCTGAACGCGTAGGTTCCCAGGTTCGATTTTATCTTCTCCAGGGTCTTTCGGTTTTCCCGCTCTGGGTGGAGTGGCTCCCTTTCTATTCGCTCGTGGAACTCATCCTCTCCGATGGGAATTTTCTCTAGTTTCGGAGCAAAGGCTGGCAGGTTCAAATGGACCCAGTTCTCTTTTTGAAGGACATAACCCACGAGGTCATCGATGTGAAGCCGCTGCATGATAATAATGATCACACCCTCGTTCTTGTTGTCGAGCCGGGAATACAGTGTGTTGTCGTACCATTGCTTTTTCGCTTCGCACTTTGCCTCGGATGCCGCCTCGTCGGGGTTCATCGGATCATCCAAAATGAGAAAATTTCCGCCCCGGCCCGTCAGTGTGCCTCCGGTCGAGGTGCTCATGCGGTGGCCCTGAGCGGTAGTCATGAATTCCATCTCGGTGTTCTTCTCTGGATGAATGCGCGTCTTTGGAAAGACTTCACGATACCAGGCACTCTCCATCACCGCCCGGCAATCTCTTGAATGTTTGGAAGCCAGGTTCGCCGAGTAGCTGATGCAGACGATATTCGATGCGGGGTTGCGCCCTAAAATCCAGGAGGGGAATGCTACGGAAGCAGAGATCGACTTCAAACTCCTGGGGGGAATCGTGATGATCAATCTTTTAATCGTTCCGTGAAAACACTGGCTCAAGTGCCAGGCCATCGCCAGGATGTGCCAGTTGAGCGAAAAGGCGGCGCCGGGTACAACCGTTTGAAAACAACGATGGATGAAGCTAGCCAGGTGGTTTCTAAGGATAAGTCTGACCATCTGCCTGTCGTTTTTCATGTTTTCCTCAAAATTTCTTTTTGCGTGCGGGAATGCTTGCGTTCCGCCTACTTCGTTTTTTGGCACGTTTCGTTGTCGGTTTTTTTTTCAGCTTTCTTTTCGGGAGGCTGGCTTCGAATGTTTTCAAAATGGCTAGCTCATCATCGGACATAGGCTCATCTTCTTTGTCGGTTTCGCCTTCCCCGATCAGGTGGAGGGTAAGCTTGAGAAGAAGATCCGCGGATCGAGCATCTCCTTTCATGGCCTTGGCCATGAGACCCTTGATCACCGCCCGCAGCTTTGTTACGCGCTTTTGTGTGGGTCCTTCCCGGATAAGAATTTCCTCTTCGAGCTCTTCTAGGAGTTCGCTTTTCAAGTTTTTGCTCCCCTTCGGGCGGCCCTTTGGATTGCCGGATAGGCCTTTCCGAAACTGTGTTTCTTGAGGAGGTTTCTTGAAGCCAATTTCATACTCACGGCTCATTGCGGCGGGTCTCCTTGATTTCTGTGAAGGTCTGCCCAGATTCATCATGGATGACCGATTCGCCCGTATATTCCTCCCATCGCAAGATGGCCGAATCGACAAAGCGCGGATCTAAGTCCATCGTGAATGCTCTCCGACGGGTTCTCTCAGCAGCGATCAGGAGGGTACCGCCTCCAGCGAAAGGATCGAGGACGATTCCGCCACGGTGTGAGCAATCGATGATCGCATCGCAGATGAGGCTGGTCGGCTTGGGCGTCGGGTGCCTCCGAAGATCTTCTAGTCGGCCAGGCCGGAACGTGTTTGAGCCCGGATGACTCCAAACGTTGGTGCGGTACCGGCCTTTTTGACCAAGCAGAAAATTATTTATGTGCGGCGCCGTTCCGTTTTTGAATGCAAAAATCAGCTCATGCTGGCTTCTGTAGAAGGACCCCATTCCTCCGGTCATTTTGTTCCATATGATTAGATTTTTGAGTTCTGTGTAAACCTGTCGGCCAGTTGATAAAAGATCGAATGCGTGCCTCCAATCCATGAACAAAAAATGGATCGAACCGTTGAGGCTGTATTTCACCATGTAGCCGAAAGCGGTTTTGAGGAACGCGGTGTACTCGCTTTCCGACATTTCTCCAGACGCCATGATGAACTCCTCATGCTGAATGGCGCCAAGGCCGGAAACGTGGCCTTGGATTTTTAGGTTGTATGGGAGGTCACTCACTATAAGCTCTGCCCTCTGACTTCCCATTAAGTATTGGAAAGATTCATCCTTGGCGGCGTCCCCGCAATAAAGACGATGGGGACCTAGAATCCAAAGATCCCCGATCTGGCTGACCGCTGGTTCGGCCGGGTTTGATCCGGGCACTCCATTTGCGGAGGGGTCTTCTTCGGTCGGATTCGGGTTGTAGATCAGGTTGTCGATCTCTGCTGTCTCGAAGCCCGTCAATGTAATATCGAAATTAATTTCAAGTTCGTCGAGATACCGGAGCTCCTGGGAGAGAAACTCCATGTCCCATTCCGCCGTTTCCGCGAGTCGGTTATCAGCGAGAATGTAGGCTCTTTTTTGCGCTTCGGTCATGGATTCGATGCCAATTGTGGGGACCTTTTCCATGCCAAGAAGTTTGGAGGCTTCAAATCTTCCGGCTCCGGCGAGAATTGTTTGATTGTCGTCGATGATGATCGGGTTAGTGAAACCGAACTGCTCGATGCTACGAGATATGTTGCGGATTTGGCTTTTTGTGTGTTTTCGGGCGTTTCGCTTGTAGGGCTTGAGCGAATCAAGAGGGAGGTACTCGACGTGAAGGTCGCGGTCCGCATCAGTTTGAGCCAGATCGGACATGCTAGGTCCTGTATGAGATTTTGATGCTGATGCCGGACGGTTTCGTTTTTGTCCCATTTTAATCTCCAAGAATTATCCGCTGATGAAAATCAGGGCCTTTCCCCGATCCCGGGTGATAGGATATCATCGGGGTCATAATTGGCTTAGTCGTTAGTGCCGCTTATATTAATTCGGATGAATTATTGCCTTGAATGAAGGGCCTTTAAGGGGTGGAATTAATTTGAAAAAAAAATTGACAGGTTTTTGAGGGGTTGTTACTAAAACGGAAAGTGCAACGCTGGCAAGGGGTTTCGTCGAAAATTATAGCAGGTAAAAAGTTTCCTTGAAAATCTACCGCTTAGGTTTGGCCTTCTTCTTGAAATGGACCCGCTGGGCCACCCGGTTACGGCATCGATCGGAACAAAACTTTTTGGACAAGTTATGGGTGCGGTCCCAGTGGAAATTCTTGCAGTCCGGGCATTTTTTGAGGCGGCCCGGATTTTGGTGAAGGGTGAGCAGGAGGCGGAACAGGGCGTAATAGACCGTTTCGTCCACATTCTCGTCCTGGGAGTCGGGGGTAAGTTCCCAGTTCCTGTCCAGCTGAAAATGCCGGATACGGCGGATAACCTCTTGGTTTATGCGGTTCCTGAGAATTTGGCTCGTGCCGGAATATACTGCAGTATCGAGGTATTCACGGACCTTTCGGTGAAGACGCTTGGCCCATCTTGCGGGAAAGTCACTGGAATCTTTATTTGCAAAAGTGAAAACTGAATATCCCTGGTCGGCTAATTTTTTCTTCTCTTCTAGGTTCTTAGAGGTAGTATTTGAAAAAATTTTATCTACATATCTATCGCGTTTTGGCTTGGGGCCTCGTTTTGCCATCGGGAGGCTTTTCCTCAAGGGCTATTGGAAGAGGT